ATGAGGCGTTTTGATATTATTCTACGCCCTTTTTGCAAGCCTGAATTCCGAGACAAGATTGAGGTCAATGCTTTTAGTCATGCTAAAGCCATAGCTGCTTATGCTGATAGCACTGATGTTATGAATTGTTGGGATTTCCAGATTGTTGAACCTGTACTCGTAAGAAAGAGTCGCACTTCAACTAATTATGGATATACCCGTACGGACTACGAGTTAGAGTTGCAGAATTTTGCTGAATCTGATCTCGTTACTACCTCTACTAAGGTCGAATATAAATTAAAAGACTTTGGTGTTAATGGAAAGTCCCTTGATACTTATGCTTGCATCAATTATATTACAAGCCGTGCTGTTGCACACAGGCGCGTTCAAGAACATGTTGTGAATTTTAACGACAAACTTCATGAACAAATTAAGTTGTGTGAAACATGCAAATGTCTCCATGGTACCTGTTCTCATACGGGACCATTCTGTGAATTGACACCTGAGGGTGTTAGTACATTTGATTGGAGCAAGTTGGCTGAAAAATTTAGTAAAGATAAACTTCTAGATTACACTGCTAATTTAGCAGAATCATTCTTCCAGGGTGAGACTACTAGTTGGTTTTGTGATTATTTCTTTCGCAGACGTATTCTAGAAGGAGTGAACGAGATTAAAGGCGAATATATCCAGTATTGGACTACTTTCTTTGCCTTGCTCTTGATCCCTCTGTATTTTTGTTTTAATATTATCACGTTTTTAGTGACTCTTTATGCTATTTTTGTTGCGTTTAGAGATTTTTGTAAATTAATGCGTGAAGCTCGAAATAAAGTTTATGATAATATTTTGTCGGACGTTAGATCTTATGATTTTCATCATATTTGGGATTTGGTCCGTAGTAAACGTGTCCAGCAAGCTGGTGCTATTTGCATTGCAGCTGTTGGGTTGTATAAAGTCTACGGTTTCTATAAGAGCTTGGGACTCAGTGATGAGTCAGCTCTTAGTCCTGATAATGAGGAAGAGGCGAACAATCGGTTGGCTGCGGAGAATCCGTGGGCTAAGAACGATGTTCAGTCGCTACCTGTTGTGATTAAGTCCAACAATATGACTTCAGCTCAACTACAAAGTGTTGTGACGAAGTCTCTTGTTTATGTTACGTGGGCTCAGGACGGAATCCGTCATGAAACAAATGCCTACTTTATTAAATCCAATTATTTGCTAGTACCATGGCACTTGATCTCTAAGTGCCAAGGTAAGAGCTTTGATATGTCATTTATCAGAGGAAACTCTGAGAATGTGAATTTCAAATTCAATTCCATGTGTAATTTTGCATTTGCTGAAAGGATTAAGGATACGGATTTTGGTGTTGTTCAAATTCAGAATGCACCTTCATTCGTTGATTCTACGCAGTATTTGCTCCCATCCCCTGTTAACGCTAAGGGTGGTTATATTAAGGAGTTGATTCGAGGTCCTGATGGATCTCTTACAATTGATCAATACCGTGTTAAACCAAGCATGGTTTCCAACAATGCAGAGGGTCCAAGAACTCCAATGTTTTTAGGATCTTTGCATCAGACTACAGTGAAAACTTTTAGTGGTCGGTGCATGTCTGTTTTGTTTGTTGATGATAGAAAACCGTTTATCTTTGGATTCCACCTTGGTGGAGATAAGAAGACAACTGGTGTTGCTGGTTGCTTGTTTGCAGAGTCTGTGAATAAAGCAATTGCGTCATTGACGAATGTGTTGCCTGAAGCTAATGCTGGAACCTTTCCTACAAGTATTTGTGGGATAAAGGTCTTTGAGTCAGCACGTGTTCATCCTAAGTGTCCAACGAATTTTATGGACAAAGGAGAGAATAATAATGTTGAGGTCTATGGGACCTCCCCAGGCAGGGCCACCTATTCTTCGGATGTGGTTCCTACCATAGTTTCTCCTTTCATTGAGCAAGTCATGGGAGTTCCCAATAAATGGGGTCCTCCTAAGATGAAGCTTAATACTAAGATGCACCGTGATGCACTTTGTACAATTGCCAACTCGGCACACGGTTTCTGCCCTAAAGCAATAGCTTGGGCAATCGATGATTATACAAATGATATGATCACGGAATTCAAACGCACTAACAGGCCTATTAGGCCTCTCACTCATTATGAGTGTGTGAATGGTGTTCCTGGTCTTCGTTTTGTCAATGCGATGATGAAATCTTCTGCTATTGGTTACCCGCGGACGGGTACTAAGAGCAAGTAT